TGTTGATGCAAAGAGCAATGATGCTTCTTGGTCAACACTTGAGGGGTATCCTGTAGAACCAATCCAGCCTGGAACTATTCGTGAGACACGTGAATTTGTCAAGCGATATGAAGACGTGGCTGGATTCAACGTGTATGGTCAGACCAATTATGGTCTGCAGTATATCTCAGATATGTATCGTGAGGAGATTCGTTTCGACTCTGAGCATATTCGTACTTGGACAATTGATATTGAGACAGCGACTGAGAATGGATTTCCAGATATCGCTAGTGCCAATGAAGAAGTATTGCTGATCACTATTCGTGACCACCAACGCAAAAACATTATCACTTGGGGTACTCGTCCATACAATGGTAGTCGTAACGACATCGAGTATCGAGAATTTCCAAATGAACTAGCCATGCTCAAAGACTTCATGGTAAACTGGCAGATTCACTGTCCAGATATTATCACTGGTTGGAACACTGACTTCTTTGACATGCCGTATCTGATCCACCGTGTGGAACGTGAACTTGGTGAATCATTCTCCAAGAAGTTTTCTCCATGGGGATATATCAGTAAGCGTAAAACATTCATCAAAGGTAGCGAGGAAATTCACTACACAATCATGGGTGTTGCTCAGTTGGATTATCTTCAACTGTATCAAAAGTATACCTATTCAAAGCAAGAGTCTTATCGACTCGACTACATTGCTGAACAAGAACTTGGTTCAAACAAACTCGAGAATCCAGGAGAAACATTTCGTGACTTCTACACTGATCACTGGGATACTTTTGTAGACTATAACGTCATGGACGTTGAATTGGTTGACCAACTTGAAGACAAGATGAGACTAATTGAACTCCATCTGACTATGGCATACAATGCAGGTATCAACTATGAGGATGTTTTCTCTCAGGTTCGTATGTGGGATGCTATTATCTACAATCACCTGCGTAAGAAAAACATCGTGATTCCTCAGAAGGGTTCTTCATCCAAAGCAACACAATTCGAAGGTGCGTATGTAAAAGATCCTCTGATCGGCATGCACAAATGGGTGGCTTCCTTTGACTTGAACTCTCTGTATCCTCACCTTATCATGCAGTATAATATCTCACCAGAGACATTGACTGATGAAAAGATTTCATGCACGGTTGATAAACTTCTAAACCAAGAAATTGATACTTCCTATGCAAAACGTCGTAATCTATCAATGACTGCCAATGGTTGGTGCTATACCAAAGAACATCAGGGATTCATGCCTGCTCTTATGGAAAAGATGTATGCCGATCGTAAGAAGTTTAAGAAACAGATGCTTAAAGTCGAGCAGGAATATCAGAACAATAAAGAAAACAAGAATCTCAAGAAAGAGATTTCTCGACTGACCAATCTGCAGATGGCGATGAAGATTGCTCTGAACTCTGCTTATGGTGCGATGGGTAATCAGTACTTCCGTTATTTCGATCTTCGTATGGCTGAAGGTATTACCACATCTGGTCAGCTGTCCATCCGATGGATGGCAAACAAACTCAATGCTTTCATGAACAAGACTCTGAAAACCGATGGTGTTGATTATGTCATAGCAATTGATACTGACTCAATCTATCTGACATTTGAAACTCTGGTTGAACAAGTTGCTGGTGATAAAGACACAGATGGTAAAATCAAATTCATGGACAAGATCTGTGAAGATGTATTCCAACCATTCATTGAGTCTGGTTATCAGGAACTAAAAGATTACATGAATGCGTATGATCAGAAGATGGTCATGGCTCGAGAGGTTTTGGCAGACAAAGCAATCTGGACTGCGAAGAAACGATATGTGATGTCAGTCCATAACTCTGAGGGTGTTCAATATGCTCAACCCAAGATGAAAGTCATGGGTCTTGAAATGGTTAAGTCTTCGACACCAGCAGTCATTCGTGACAAACTGCGTGAGGCACTTCCAGTTATCATGACTGGCGAAAAGAAGAATGTTCATAAGTTTGTTGAAGAATTCAGACAGGAGTTTATGCAACTCCCACCTGAAGCAATTGCGTTTCCACGTGGCGTAAATGGTATCAAAAAGTGGGCAGGATCTCCAATCTATGCGAAAGGAACTCCAATCCATGTTCGTGGTTCGTTGTTGTTCAATCACCATATCAAACGTCTGGGTGTAGAACGTAAGTATCAAAACATTCGTGATGGTGATAAAATTAAATTTGTCTATGTCAAGAAACCAAATCCATTTCAAGAAGATATCATTTCATTCCCTTCTGTGCTTCCGAAGGAGTTTGAACTTGAAACATACATAGACTATGATAAACAATTCGAGAAGGTTTTTGTAGACGCTATTCAAATTGTCATTGAACCACTCGGATGGAAAGCGCAAGAAGAGAGCAGTTTGGAGGATTTCTTTGGCTGATATAGTAGTATTAAAAAGTGGACTGGACGTAACACCAGTTCTGGAACAATTACAAGAGTATGCAGATGACTGGAACACTGGCAATAAAATGCAAGGTGCACAGACATTGCTTGATGATAGATGGGGATTTCCTGCAGTGGAAGCAGGTGTCCTTCAATTGATTATGGGTGTGACAACTTCAAAAGAACAATTCGTTGGAGATTCACAACTAAGTAAACCTACCAATGCATACTTTCGCCACAACAAGATTCGTGAGATTCTAGCAGATAATGGATTTCCTGAATTGGAGCGTTGTGGTTTTCTATCACTTCCTGTCGGTGGTTCTGTTGGAACTCACATTGACACTGGAGAGTATTATGAAACACGTGACAGATTTCATCTGTCAATTCAAAGTAGTTACAACTATGATGTTGGTATAGATGGTGTTAGAATAGAACCTGGAACATTATTCTGGTTCGATAATAAACAACCACACGGTGCGAAGAACGTGGGTAATGACGTACGAATTACATTCGTATTTGATGTTCTTCGCAATAAGCACGATTATGATTTGCCTCGCAAGTAAATTTAGTGTATAATACATACAATACGATTGGAGAAAATATATGAAAGTAATGAAGTTTTATGCTACATGGTGTGGACCATGCAAAGCAATGTCAAAGGTATTGGAAGATATGGACAATCTTCCTGAGATTGAAGAAATCGATATTGATGGTAACATGGAAGTTGCAGCGAAGTTTAATATTCGTAGTGTTCCAACTTTGGTTGTTACTGCAGACGATGGTACTGAAGTAAAACGATATACTGGTGGTGCTTCTGATCGACAAGCACTCCGTGAATTTTTGGAGGTATAATGAGCGTACTTGATAAACTAAAAAAGAATAGCACCATTAAGGATACAGCTATTCTGAAGGACAGTAAGTTCTTCACGAAGAAGGATATGATTCCTACTTCTATTCCGATCATCAACGTTGCGTTGTCTGGTCGATTTGATGGTGGTTTGACTCCTGGACTGACTATGTGGGCTGGACCATCCAAACACTTCAAAACAGCATTCAGTCTGCTGATGGCGAAATCTTATCTTGACAAATATGAAGATGCTGTTTTACTTTTTTATGATTCAGAGTTTGGTACTCCTCAATCTTATTTTGATTCATTCGGTATTGATACTTCCCGTGTGCTACATACTCCTGTTACTGATGTTGAACAGCTAAAGTTTGATATCATGCAGCAGATGGATCAAATTGATCGTGGTGAACATGTCATTATTGTGATTGATTCTATCGGTAATCTGGCTTCGAAGAAAGAAGTTGAAGATGCGATGAATGCAAAAGCAGTTGCGGATATGTCTCGTGCGAAACAGATGAAATCTCTGTTCCGTATGGTTACACCTCATCTGACTATGAAAGATATTCCAATGGTTGTTGTGAACCATACCTACAAAGAAATTGGTATGTTCCCTAAAGACATCGTTGGTGGTGGTACTGGTTCATATTACTCTGCTGATAATATCTTCATTCTTGGTCGTCAGCAGTCTAAAGATGGTAATGAACTGGATGGATACAACTTCATTATCAACGTAGAGAAATCTCGTTATGTGAAAGAGAAATCAAAGATTCCTGTTTCAGTTAAGTTTGACGGTGGCATTAGTAAGTGGTCTGGTCTTTTGGATCTGGCTCTTGAATCTGGTCATGTGATCAAACCTTCCAATGGTTGGTATCAAAAAGTCGATATGAATTCAGGTGAAGTTATTGAAGGTAAGTATCGCTTGAAAGATACTGATACCAAAGACTTCTGGATGTCAATTATCTCTGACAAAGGTTTCTACGACTATGTGAAGACAAAATATGCTATCGCAACTACAAACATTTTGTCAAACGATGATATTGATGCTGAACTAGAAAAGGTTGGAGACCATGACGAAATCGCAGAAGGGTGATGACTTATATTTCAATCCCTTTACAATTGGCTTCGAGACTGTAGAATCTAAAAGTACAGGACTTGAGGCAGTTCGCTTGACAGATGAGCCATATAAGGGTATAATCTTCCAATATGGTAAAGTTAGTTTTGATGCAGATGAAGAAAATGATAAACTTCATCTGAAATTTGAATATGAAATTCTTGACAAAGCGAACAAGGAATTCAAAGCTGAACCATTCCAAAAATATATCGGCAAACTTCTTGAAGAAATGATTATTCAAGGAACTGCTGAAAACAGTATAACATATACAGGTGGCGTAGACGAATGAGAATAGAGGAAACAATCCTAAGCAATTTAATTAACGATGAAACGTACTGCCGAAAGGTAGCACCATTCATCAAACCTGAATACTTTTCGGATAGAAAAGAAGCAGTTCTTGCACAGGAGATCCTAAAGTTTTTCAGTTCGTACAATAAGTCACCAACAAAAGAGATCCTTGCTATTGAACTCGGCAATCGTAAGGATTTGAATGACAAAGAGGTATCCGAGTCAAATACTTTTCTATCTAATCTAACCGTAAAACCTATCAACGATGAGTGGATTATCAAAAACACAGAGCAATTCTGTAAGGACAAAGCAGTCTATAATGCCATCCTTAAAGGTATTTCAATTATTGATGGTAAAGACAGAAACAATACACCTGATGCTATTCCTAGTATTCTCAGCGATGCTTTGGCTGTATCTTTTGATCAGCATGTTGGTCACGATTATATTGATGATGCAGAATCACGTTATGAATTTTATCACCGTGTTGAAGAAAAGATTTCATTCGATCTTGAAATGTTCAACAAGATTACTAAGGGTGGTCTTTCTAAGAAAACTCTCAACATCGCACTTGCTGGTACTGGTGTTGGTAAATCTCTGTTCATGTGTCACGTTGGTGCATCTTCACTAGCACAAGGTAAAAACGTATTATACATAACAATGGAAATGGCTGAGGAACGTATCGCTGAACGTATTGATGCAAACCTCATGAACATTACCATGGATGAACTCAAGGTTGTAGACAAAGACGTGTTTGATACACGTGTGCAAAAGATTGCTAATAAGACAAAGGGTAAGTTGATCATCAAAGAGTATCCAACTGCTGGTGCTCATGCTGGTCACTTCCGTGCTTTGCTTGAAGAATTGAAGATGAAGAGGGATTTTACTCCTGATATCATCTTTATTGACTATCTTAACATCTGTGCTTCGGCACGTGTTAAAGGTGGTGCGAATGTGAACTCTTATACATTGGTTAAGAGTATCGCAGAGGAACTTCGTGGACTGGCTGTGGAACATAATGTTCCAATCGTGTCTGCTACTCAGACTACTCGTTCTGGGTTTGCAAACTCGGATCCTGGACTCGAAGATACCTCAGAATCGTTTGGTCTGCCAGCGACTGCTGACTTTATGTTTGCATTGGTTTCTACTGAAGAATTGCAAGAACTCAATCAAATCATTGTCAAACAGCTGAAAAACAGGTATAATGATCCTAGTTATTACAAAAGGTTCGTTATTGGAATCGACAGAGCAAAGATGAAACTATATGATGTGGAAGCATCGGCACAAACTGGTCTACAGGATTCTGGTCAATCCAAACCTGTGTTTGATAAAACAGGGTTCGGAAAAGAGGTTATACATACTAATGAATCAGATGGATTCGGTGGATTTAAGTTTTAGAAAAGGAGAACATAAATGTCAGATGTAAAAGTAATAGTTGCTGATAAGAAGTACGATGCGTCTCATCGTCTTGGTCAGTTTCTAGATGAGAGTGACTTTGATCACGTTATTGATTATGACTGTGATGTATATGCACCGCCACCACTCGGAGAAGAGGGTGAAGACGAACGCAGGATTGTCCTGAAGTTTCGTAAAAATTATTTCTCGAAAGAGGAACAAGACCAAGCATATCTTGGTCTGCGTGAAGCAGCAACTGAAACACAAAACCGTGGACTTGCTGCTGGACCACGTGAAGGTAAATTGGGTAATCGTGAGTGGGTTACTGCAGAAGAGTTTGATATTATCGACTACTTCTTGAAACCAACTGAGAACATCTTTGGTGAAGATCCAATTGATGCTATTCGTGCTACCCATGAAGGCAAGAAAGCAGACATCTCTAATCGTTCACAGGTTTGGGGTATTGCTGCTGTAAAAGCAGATGACTTCAAGTTTGATGCTTGGGTTGAATCAACTCGTAAACTAGACGAAGATGGTATGAAAGCAGAAGCGAATCGTGTTATCAATCGTTATGTCTGTAAAACTACCTATGCTAATGGTGTGATGTCAGGTATTGCTGGTTGGTATGATCGCTATCCACGTATTCCTTATGGTCGTGCGACTTCTTATACTGATCAGTTTCCTGAGAAGTTTGAGATGGCATATCCATTCCTTCAATCTTTGTCAAAAGGTTTCAAGGATCTGTTGCCATGGCGATTTGGTAATCAGATGGATGCAGCAAACAAATTGGATCCTAAATTCTTGGTTCCTGAAACTCCGTTCACCACAATTACTGTGAACAAAACGTTTCGTACTGCTGCACACTATGACGCAGGTGATCTTAATGATGGTCTGTCAAATCTTCTAGTCCTGTCAAATAACGGTAATTACTCAGGTGGTTATTTGGTAGCACCAGAGTATCGTGTTGCTGTGAATGTGCGTCCTGGAGACCTACTTCTGATTAATAATCATGAAGTCATGCACGGCAACACACCAATGGAGATGCATGATGATGAAGCAGAGCGTGTGTCATTAGTTTGTTACTTCCGTGAGAATATGCTTCAACTCGGTTCGTGGGATTATGAACAGACTCGTAAGCAGTTTGTTGACGATCGCAGATTGAATCGTGAGCATCCAGAGTGGCGTAAACTTTGGAATGGTGTATCACCAGATATGTGGAAGTCTGATGAATGGTTTAAGTATCTAGAAACCAAACTTGGTCGTGATGTTCTAGCAGAATATCATCCAGAGGCTACCGAAGAAAAAGCAGCACTTGATGAATTTTTTGGATAAAATATATGTGCGGAATAATTGGCGTTGCCTTACAAAATCCTACTAATGAAGAACTTGAATCAGTAAAGCGTGTGTTCCTCGAGTCTCGTATTCGAGGGATGCATGCTACTGGTATCTCATTTGTTAAGAATGGAGAAGTGAGGACAATCAAAGAAGCAATCCCAGCAAATGAATTTGTGTCAAGTTATATGGACGACATGTCACAGTTTGTTGAGAATGATAAATTGATGATGGTTGGACACTGTCGTTATTCAACAAGTGACTTAGAATTCAATCAACCGATTGCCAATGAATGTGTTTCTGTAGTCCACAATGGTGTAATCACTCAACATCTTCCAGAGAATTGGAAACAGTTGTATGGTTATGAATGTGATACACGCAATGATACAGAATTGCTACTTCACACAATTATAAAGGAAGAATCTCCTCTTGAAGTATGGCACAATTCTTCACTAGCAGTTATTGAATTATATGGCGACCAAACCATGCGATTTTATCGTAATGGAAAGCGTCCAATGTACTTGACAAATATGGCAAATGGAAGTATAATAACTTCTACTAGGGATGTTGTCCTTAGAGCAGGTATTATGGAAATGGGTGTCATGGTTCCTATGAATGTTTATAGTAAATTTGATGAACACATGACTTTGCTAGTGGATAAGGTGAATATTGATGGAGCAGTGGATTACCAACGATAAAATGTTATTTGTGAACTCAACAAAAGTTAATGAAATACTCAAGAATGCTCCAGCTGGTAGGAATACAAAATTTCTCAGTGCCAGTCATTCATTGTGGACTCGTTTCAAAAACTATGAGAAGTCACCACCAATGGCACTTGAGGTTAATGGCGAAATTGTATCATTAATCTTTGCCACATTCAATCGTGATTTGTACTCAAATCTTTATGAGATTGTTACCGTCCAAGGGCATGAGGGTAAGGGATATGCTTCTCGTGTTTGGTCTGAGTATGTTCGTTATGCAGTAACTGAACGTAAGATTGAACGTTTGAAGATTTCCTGTACTCCATCTTCTATCACTTGGCATTATAGAAATGGGTTGATATTCTGGTCTGTAGATCCTACTGGTTCGCTCCGATCTGATCAAAAGTTATTCGCAACACGTGAAGAACAATTGGCGTATCGTGACTACTGTATTGAAAATCCAATGCAGTCTCTCCCACCAAAAGAAAGAGTGCGTGAGCAACTACGTAAGGAAAGTTTAGAATCTCATGGATTTGGTATTAAAAAGAAAACAAAAACTGAAGAAGCAATTAAAGCAGTTGGCAGTGCTTGGTTACGTGAATCGCTATTCAACACTACAACTTTGGAAGAATTTTTGAAATGAATTTTATGGAGAAAGAGAACCGTCGTGAAGCGTTCATCCGATGGTTTGCTTGGTCGTTGAAACATAAGGATTGTGATCCAGCAGTTTGGATGACCAATTACTTACATGAAAGGTATGAACATAATGATGAACAGCGACTATGGTTAGCGTGGTTGTATGGAAATACATATTACCTGCCAACAGCATGGATTCTTATTAACGAATTCCCTGACTATGAATTGGCAACCGTAGATAGAATGGAGAAATGGAACAGTGAAAACTATAAAAGATTACGTTATCAAACCGATACAAAATGGAATAAGGGACATCTCCCTGTCATGTTCGCAAGCTATCAAAAGTGGGTGGGAAGCAATACCCAAAGACAACGCATTGATTCGTTGGTGGTGGAGGATCCAACCAAAACATTCAACAATCTATGGACAAGCGTTAAAGGGGAGTTGCATAAGTTTGGTCGCTATTCTACTTGGTTTTATTTACAGCATTTGCGTCATACTGCTGGAGTTAATATGGAGCCTGATTCTCTTATGCTCAGTGACCATTCTGGCAGTCGTAGTCATCGTAATGGGTTACTTCTCGCACTTGGCAGAGACAGTGATTACGATCGAAAACTGGATAGCAAAGATGTTGAATCTCTTGAGGGATCAGCTAGAGAAATTCTTCAAGAGGTTCGAATAAGATATCCAGAACTAGCATCTGAAGCAGATTTCTTTACAATGGAAACATGCCTTTGCTCGTTCAAGAAAATCTTTCGTAAGAATCATGGACGCTATCTTGGATATTATCTGGACAGACAAGCAGATGAAATCAAGAAAGTTGAAGCAGATGGTTGGTATGGTATTGAATGGGAAGTCTTATGGCAGTCCAGAAATGAAACTATTGATCAACGACTAAACCACAAACGTGGTGTAAACAAAGAACTATATTCTCACTTTATGAACACAGGAGATATCCTTAATCTCGATTGGATGTATGAGGATGTAAGATCCAGTAACACTGGACTTGAAAATTTCTTTTGAATGGAGTATAATGTGTGGGAATATTGGTGCAAAGCAATAGGTGCAAAAGCATATGAAGATGACAAAAGAGCAGATCGTGTGGCGATTATACGGACTGTTTGGATTATGTTGCATGTGGTCACTTGTCTGGCTATTATCTTGAATGCAGTAGCAAATCATGGTTGGGGATTGATAGGAGTATAAAATGGCTATTAACTTGAAAGTTGGTGTTGCAGATGAAATCGGCATCAAGAAAATCGAAGGGAACATTATGAAGAAAGTGAAATTGATTGGTATTGTGGGAATGCCTGGAACTGGCAAAACCACAATGATGCGAGAATGGATTGAGAAACGTGAATGGAGTGAAGACACTCCGTTGAAACTACTGAACACAATGGTCAATGCTGAATCCAGTATTCGTCTGTTTGGTAAGTATGAAGAAGGTGATACATTT